ATGCATGATTTTGCAGGCCCGCTGACGTTCAGCACCGGTACAATCAAGTGGCTCCCATTCTAATAGTATGATCTGGAATACCATTCCAAATGAGGGGCGCCCTCGCCTATGGAAAAAATTAAGAACAGATATAACGGGATTAGGATTAGTGGAACAACTGGATTTAATTGCCAAATTCTGTTCAACAATTCCCTACGGTGCAAGGTCTATAGATTATTATAATCCTTCGGAATGGCCTACACCATGGGAAATATTTTTCCATAATTCGTTCTGTAGGAATTCAGTTAGCCTTATAATTTTTCATACACTAACAATGCTCAATACAGATGATAATATTGAACTATGGGTAGTGAAAGATAACGAGGGTGACTATTTGTTACCAATTGTGAATAATCAGTTTATTCTAAACTACGAACCGGGAGAGGTAAGTAACTATCCCGATATATGCGATTATTTTATCGTCATGCAGAAATTTTCGCGAAATCAAATAAAAATTATAACATAGAGAAAGATATTATGGCAATTAAAGAAATTATGGTAGAGAAGCGTGACGGAACAAAGGAGCCATATGATGTCTCAAAGATTAAGAAGTCCATCCAAATGGCTACAGAGGGGCAGGATGTAAACCCTCTTGCGCTTGAATCAAAATTTAACCAATTTCTAAAACCAGGTATTAGCACTCGCGATATTCAATTGAACGTTATACAGCATGCTATTCAGCTGGCCACCCCCTCCGAGCCGGATTGGGTAAACGTTGCTGGCAGGGCATTGGCCGCAGATGAATGGGCAAATTTTCCATTGAGAGGAAAATCCTTCAGGGAAGTTGTTCAATATAATATAGAAAAAGGGTTTTATACGAAGGATCTACTCAAGTTTTACACAGATGATAATTTAGATGACTTAGGTGCGGCAGTAAAGCAGGTTCGAGATTTAGACTACAGTTATGCCAGTCTAATTACAGCAAAGAAGAAATATTTAGGTAAGTTCGAACTAAACCAGCACATGCATATGGTAAATGCAATGCGATTCGGGCAACTAGAGCCAGTAGAAACAAGAATTAAGTTTGTTAAGGAAGTGTATAATGCACTTTCCCAACGTAAGATTTCCTTAGCAACACCTTTCCTTGCAAACCTTCGTAAGGGCGGGAATATAGCATCATGTTTCATTATCGCCGTTGAGGACGATATTGACAGTATTTTTGATAATATCAAGCGTGTCGCATTAATTTCAAAGAATGGCGGCGGGCTTGGGGTATTCCTTGGCTATCTGCGTGCAAAAGGATCAGATGTAAATGGTTATGCAAATTCAGCAGGAACCATTGTGCAGTGGATTAAGATTCTAAATGATACACTTATTGCAGTAAATCAAGGAGGAAAGCGTGCAGGCGCCGGCACAATTGCATTGCCAATTTGGCACAATGACATATTAGATTTCTTAGACATGCAGACAGAACACGGCGATCCAAGAATGAAGGCATATGATGTATTTCCGCAAGTATGCATGCCCGATATTTTCCTTGAAAGGGATAAAAATAAAGAATCATGGACAACATTCTGCCCATTTGAAGTAAAGAAGAAGCTTGGTATTGATGTACGTGGACTGCATGGTGCAGAATTTACAGCAGCATATCTAAAGATTGAAAAAGCTGCGGAAGATGGTGTTTTAGGTGTCTCCCGTAAATTTGATAATGCACGCGATCTAATGAAGATCATCATGCGTATCCAATTTGAGACAGGTCTGCCATATATTTCCTTCACAGATACAATTAATGAATATAATCCGAACAAGGGCGACGACAATGGGCATGTTGGAATTCCATGTGTCAACTTATGCACAGAGTCATTCTCCAATGTAAAACCAGATGAACTAGGACACGTATGTAACCTAGCCTCTATTGTGCTCGGCAACATCAAGGACTTTAAGGAATTAGGCAAAATTGCAGCACTGTCGACTAGGATACTGGACTACGGAATTAGTCTAACAAATGCACCTGATAAAATTACAGGTGCGCACAATGCCCGATACAGGACAATCGGAATTGGTATGCAAGGATTACACGACCATCTTGCTAGGGAATTTATGAATTTCCGTGATCTCGATTATATTCGTGAACTTGCCGAATGTATTGAATACAATGCTGCATTGGCAAGCGTTGACCTGGCAAAGAGATTCGGGTCATTTGATGCGTTTGAGCACTCTGAATGGAAAAATGGAAATAGAGTTGCAAAGTTTGCCGAATTTGGATCGGGAAAGTATGACTGGGCACATTTACAAGACCAAATCGATCAATTCGGCATGCGCAATAGTCAGCTAACAAGCCCTGCACCCAATACAAGCACCTCAATCTATATGGACTCAAGTGCAAGTGTATTACCTGTCTATGATGCATTCTTTTCAGAAGATAACAAGAACGGTAAATTAGTTGTTGTTGCAAAGTTCTTAAAGGATAATCCTCTTGCATATGGAAAGACATTCCCAAAACATACTGCTACCGAAATTATTGATGTAGTGGCTGAATTGCAGAAGTTCATTGACACAGGTTGCTCTATGGAGTTAATATTTGACCAGCGTAAAGACTCATTTAATGCAAAGGAACTTTACGATGCCATTCATTATGCACATAGCAAGGGACTAAAGGCAATCTATTACATAAGAGCTATTAAGAAAAATGCCACAGTTGACTCAGCTATCAAGTCTGAAGAAGATTGTGTGGCCTGCGCAGGATAAAATAAATGACAGAACTAACACAAAAAAGAATATTTGACGAGTACGGCGACGATGCGCAGACCGCCCGTCAAATGATTAATGGTAAGGCAACCGGGATTCTTAATCTAAACAGTGTCAAATACCAATGGGCACCAAAGTTATACAAAATTATGGTAAACAATTTTTGGATACCTGAGAAGATCTCGTTGGTTGATGACAAGGTAACAATCAGAGAGTTAACAAAATACGAAATGGAAGCATTTAAGAACACGCTTTCGTTTCTTATCGCGTTGGATAGCATGCAAGTATCAAACCTGCCAAACATTGCAGATTATATTACTGCACCAGAAGTAGGCGGCCTGTTTACTATTCAGGCATTTCAGGAATTGATTCATTCACAATCCTATCAATATCTATTGCAAGAACTCTTTCCTAATATAGAGCGTGAGGATATTTATAATAACTGGCGCAGAAACGAACTATTGCTAAAGCGTAACAAGTTTATAGCAGGACAGTACGAGAAGTTTATTGCAGATAAGACATTGGAAAACTTCAAAATAGCACTCGCGGCTAATTTTGCACTTGAAAGTATCTATTTCTATAATGGTTTCCAGTTCTTCTATCAATTGGCAGCTCGCAATAAGGTCGCGAACGTTGCTAAAATGATTAAGTATATTGAGAACGATGAAGTAACTCACGTCAATATGTTTGCTAATATCATCCGTGAAATATTTGATATAAGTGATCCGGGCGATAGACAAATTCTGTTAGACAATATTACACAGGCTGCTGAACAAGAAATTGAATGGGGCAAGGAAATTTACGGAGACAGAATTTTAGGTATCTCCCAAGAAAGTACTGAAGGATACGTGAAATACCTTGTGAATCAGAGGGCAAAACTGTTAAGCTTAGGCGTAATTTATAAAGGGTTTACAAAGAACCCGTATGAATATTTAAATGCAGAGAAGCGTGAAAACTTCTTCGAGACAAAAGTAACTGAATACAGCCGTAGTGAAGCGGTTGATGGATGGGATGATTTTTAAATGTTAACACAGAAAACACCGTATATCGCAATCTTCAAGACTAGCGCGGGTGAAGAGTTTATTGGTAAGGTAGTTGAGGAAACTATGCTTGCATATACAATAAGCAAGCCATTATGCATGATTGGTACAGATACAGGGCTTCGCTTTGCTCCTTACCTGATGATGGCAGATCCGGACAAGGATATTTCAATTCCTAAACCGGTTATTACTGGATACCCGGCAAAAAGTTTAGAGGCACAGTACGAACAAGCAACTTCATCTATTGCATTACCGAGACGTTAAATGTCATTCTTAGATACATTCAATTCTTTTAAGGCTGGTACAGCCCTTAAAAATCCTGCAGATGCGATGGCATCACAGGTGACTGCATTAACTGGCCAGGTAACCAATCCTGCAGCAGCAGCAGCGATAGCGAGCGTAACTGCCATGCTAACCGATACACAAACAAAAATTGGCAGTATGGTAAGCAGCCTAAGAACCCAATTACCAGTTATGACAGCAGCAGATGGAGTTGAAAAGAAACTCGGTATTGCCGTGGTTGATCCCAATGGTGCAAGCCAAACATTTAATAAGGCATTCGCGCCCTTTTCAGATATCAGTACTCAAATCGGCAGCGTTCAGTCGATTCTTACACCGGATTTTATTTCGCAATTGAACAGCGGCGATGTAGGTGCAATTAGTTCACTGCAATCTACGGCCGATAATGCACAATCTACATTAACAACTTCATTTGCTACAGCAAATACATCGTCCTTAGATGGATTGAGTACATTGCAAGCAGATTCTTATGCAAGTTTCGTTACTTCTCCAACTAATCCACCATACGTTCAATCTGTTCTGGATAAAGTTAAGAACTGGGCAACATAATATGTTTAGTGGATGCTGCAGGGTGGGTGATATCGTCACAGGAATTTGTAATGCAAATGCATCCGGCCACCCACGAAATTTTACCGGAACTTGGATAAACGGTGCATCAGACGTTACTGCTGATGGCATTGGCATGGTTAGAGTAGGTGATATTGGAATTACAGATTGCGGACATACATTTCAAGCAATTTCTGGATCGTTGGATGTAATAACTGACGGCCTAGGACAAGTAAGAGTAGGAGACCCTGTTATAGTTATTCAGGGTGGGTCGGGAATAACGGTGTCGGGTGCATCGGATGTTACCTCCAATTAAAAATAACACAACACACAAGGAAGTAACATGAAATCAGCAAGCAAGACCCCATACGAAATCCGTTTAGAACTTCTTCAACTCGCTCAATTAATTCTTAATGAGAAACATAGGGCTGACGGAGCCGCAGCAAATTCAACAAGACCTGCCGCCACAACAGCACCTACCACAGAAGAAATCATTGCAGAAGCTGATAAGATGAATGCTTTCATCTCCAAGGCAAACCAATCGCATTAAGATTGACTATCCGGTAAATGACATAGTAATATGTTGCTTACCGGATTTCCTTATGATCAAATATACAAAGAGACAACTGAAAAAATTTAAAGCTTGGATGGATTACAATCCTCCCGGATCCATGTCCAGCAAGGGTTGGCGTCTCTTTGATAAAGAATTCAAAGAAAAGGCACCAATACGTTATTTCTTTGATAAGTCCTTCAAGAGATCTGTAATTCTTCCCATCAAATGGAAATTTGGTCATATCTCAAATTGGATTCGTTTTAGAACATACGACAAATATCATAAGATTGATAGTGGATTGAAGCCAGGCTACTATGATACCGATACTCTAATGATAAATGTCAATTTTAATCTTTTGAAAGAGTTTGTCGAAGTCGAACAAGCACGTCAAACTTATTATTGGTCGGATGAATATAAGAAAAAGGCTGGGTTTTGGGAAAAACACATGCCATACTACCGTAAGTTTGTTAGTTTTCGACGCCCAGACTTAGGAATCAAGCATTTTGAGTGGGCAGCAACATTAGACGATCCAAAACTTCCTCCGATGGAGAGATCTGAACGTCAGGCTCGTGACGCAAGAGAGATCCTAATATTGTATAAGTGGTGGGTTACCGATCGACCAGCCAGAAAAGAAGTAGAACATCCAGAATTTAGTGACCAGGGATTGGGCACATTAGGTTCTTTTGATGCAGATTTTGATAAAACTGCTCCGGATTATGTAAAATACATAGAATCTATTCAGAATAGCGGAAATCAAGAAGAGGATTGGCATAAAGAAGATGAGGAAATGCTAATCCGCCTTATTAAGATTCGACAAGGCCTCTGGACCTAAGCTATACTGTGTCTATGACACAAGATATCGCCACCTACGTTAAGGACAATTTTGATGGAATGTTAGTTTTTGCTGACGTTCACGGAGATTATGAGTCCTTTAAACGTGCCCATGACTACGCAAAGAAGGAAAACTTCTTCTTTATGTCAATGGGTGACTTGGTCGATCGCGCTCGCCAACCATTTGAAGTTATTAAGGCCATGTATGATATTATGTATGATGGTCGTGGTGGCTTTGTAATCGGAAATCACGATGATAAGCATCATAGGGCCTTCAAAGGTGCTAAGGTAAGCTTCTCTAAGGATTCTAAACAGACATTAGCCGATGTTGGCGAAGAACGTATGGCCGAATTTAGCCATATGTATAGTTCAATCATCGAAGATAAGATGTTATCTGGATTATTTCATAAATTCGGTGATATTACCTTAGTTCATGCTGCAAGTCATCCAAGTATATGGGATGGTGCCAAGGAAAATTCAACTGGTAAGACCGCACGTTCTAGATTCTTAGTTGGTGAAACCAACAATGAAAAATATGACGATGGTTACCCTGTGAGATTATACAATTGGATTGATGAGATCCCGATTGGGAAAACTGTTATGGTTGGTCACGATAAGCAACCTATCCATAACATTCCTATTGAGAAACCAATGACCGTATTGAATAAAGATGGTGGTAAGGCTATTTTCTTAGATACAGGATGTGGTAAGGGTGGGTTCTTAACAGGTGCAGTAATATTGCATGATAAGAAGCGTTTCAAAATTGATAGTTATGTGGAGTTCAAATGAAAGAATCAAGTTTTATTAAAGATGTTCATTGGTTTGAAGGTTTACTCTATGTAACCTTCAAAAATGGGAAGATTTATGAATTTTCCGATGTGCAGGAATCGGTATACAATGATTTCATTGCTGCCGATTCCTTAGGCAAATTCTTTGCTGCTAATATCAAGGACAAATATGAAACAAAAGGATTTGATGCACCAGCAGTTCAAAAATCAGACATTCACGGATCAGATGTTCCGCAAGCCTGGCCATTTCCTACCGGTTCTAAACCAAAAGAAGGGCCACCCGTTGAAGATATTGAAGGACTTGAAGAGTTCTTAGAATGGACCGAGCAGGAAGAAGAAGAATTTCTCAGAATCCTCGATGATCCTGAGAATGATGGCATGGATGGAGCTACAACCTAATGAGAATCGTTGAATTTGCCAAATGGTGGTGGAAAAGAAATGATGAATTCGAACGAACCATAACATGCACCGGTCTATTCTGGGTTTTACCATGTTTTATTGCATCAATATGGTTCGGTAAGTATGCTTTTCTGGCTGCTGTGATCGGAATTATAGCAGTATTAGTTGGATGGACCTTCTATGGCATATTTTATGGAACAAGACAACTATGGAGAACATTCAACGATGAACATCCACCTGAAGATATTGCTGTTATTAGAAAACTAAAAGGTATTCCTACTCCATCCAGAAAAGAAGAAGTCTTTTACGATTGACAAAACGTAGCCCTATGCTATACTAGAGGCTAAATATAACGCAGAGACAGACTTTGCAAATCAACTAACTTTATTGGGAGCCAATAATGACAAAACGCTACAAGAGAGCCGTCCTAATCGGCCGTTTCGAACCCCTGCACAAGGGACACCTTTCCAATTTTATCCAAGCATTAGATATTGCTGATGAAGTTATTATTCTGGTTGGTAGTTCTTATCAACCCCGCACACCAAAGAATCCATTCAAGTTCCCCGAACGTCGTGAGATATTGGAACAAGCCATCGCGGAAGAACTTGCTAACGCCAAGTATGATGAGGATGTGACTCCAGCGTGTTTCACTATTCTTCCTATCCGCGATTTCAAATACAGCAACAATAGCTGGATTCGTCAAGTCCAAACGGTTGTAAATGATACTGCACCTGGTGTCGACGATAAAGAAATCTGTATTCTTGGTTACAATAAGGATGATTCCAGTTGGTATAATCACGCCTTTCCTGCCTGGGACTTTATCCCACTTAGGGGTTTTGTTGAACATGGATCAATTCCCATTGATGCCACAAAAATCCGAGAACTCTACTTTGAAGGACACATGGATTATATCCACGGCGCGGTCCCTTCAGCGGTATTTCAGTTCCTGAAAAACTTTTCTAAGCGTGATGAATATAAATTGCTCGTAGAAGAATATGAATTCTACAAATCCTACAAGAAAATGTGGGAAGCCGCACCATATCCTGTAATCTTTCATACTTCTGATGCAGTTGTTTTGCAGGGTGGTCACATTCTGCTTATCCAGCGCAAGCATTCTCCAGGTAAAGGATTGTGGGCATTGCCAGGTGGCTTCCTAAATCCAAAAGAAACTCTGGAAGATGGTTGCATCCGTGAATTGAGAGAAGAAACATGCATCAAGATTCCGGAAGTGGTTCTGCGTAAGGGCATTACCTATGAAAAGATGTTTGATCATCCAGACCGTTCTCTTCGTGGTCGCACTATCACGCAAGCATACCTACTTGAACTCGATGGTGGCAACGGTGAATTAGCCCGTGTCAAGGGTAAGGATGATGCGCTGAAGGCAAAGTGGTTTACACTTGCCGAAGTAGACCAAATGGAAGAAGTGATTTTTGAAGATCACAAACATATTATCGCAACATTGGTTGCACGAGCAAAGAAATGACCGTATACGTCAAAATCAAGAGGTTGAATGGTCGTAAAGACCTGGTAGATCTTGCCGAAAAACTTGAACCAAAGGGTTTTGACGATCGTGTCGAATATAACGAGG